GCCAAATGTCATTATCGTTTCCTCCCTTCATAAGTAATAATAATATAAAAATTTCGGACTGTCAATAAAATAATTTCGATTTTTTCGAAACTTCTTCTTGACATTCGGATATTTCGAAGTTATACTATAATTGTTCGATAGGAACGAAATTCAAACAGAAAGGAGAAATGAAGAATGTGCGTTGGTAAGAAAATCAAGTCATACCTTGAAAACAACGGCATAACACAGACATTTGTCGCCAACAGAACTGGAATTCCTGTTCAGAAACTCAATCTTTCTCTCAATGGAAATCGCAGATTAGATTTCGATGAATACGAACTAATTTGTGGGGCGTTATCCGTTGGGACCGACAAGTTTCTTGAACCAAGGTTGCCAGAAGTTAAGTAGAAAGGAGTGTATGAAGATGGAAGGAAAATCAATCGCCGGACTTACGGACTATGCTTTTGAGATGCTTGGATATGATAAAGAAAAGATTCTCAAGGCAGTAGAAAATTGCGTAATGGCAATGGGAGAATTGACAATCGCAGAAAGCAAAGTTGCCCGTAAGCATCTGGACTCTGTTATGGAAGAAATGTATAAGCGGAGTCAAGACACCTTAATAAATACTATTCAGCCTCGTTTATAATCTTATTTTCATGAACGACAAAATTATAAGCATAGTTATAGGCTTGTACATACTGGTTGGACAGTGACAGTACATCAGAAGAATTAACTTCATCTTCGCTGTTTAATTTATTAACTTGTGCAGTTACTTGGATATAAGCTAAAGCAATATTGTGTGCTGCCAGTTCTGGATTGATAGTACGGATTTCTGAAAGTTCACTGTAACTTAAACCAAAATTATCGGGCATAGCAAATTCCTCCTTTCCAAAGGAGAGTATAACACGAAATTTTATCAGCAGAAAGGAGAAAGGCGTGAAAAAATCAACCAGGAAAAAGATCCGTTCTCTTGAAAAGAGAATATCAGATATTGAGTCACAACTTCAATGTCCGCAAGCTACTTTTACATGTCAATTGGTTACTCCAAACGACATTTTAGCCCAGATTCTTCAAGAGAGTCAATATCAAGATCATAAATATGAGCTTCGAGCTAATCTGAATGGCAAGACATTATTCGAGAAGAAGACGGAAAGTTTTTTCTTAGAATAATCTGGAGCAAGAATCAGATAAGAAAGAAACTGCAACTTCACAGTAATTAAAGAGGAGGAAGAAAATGAAGAAATTTGAATTAACATCAGAAACCAAAATTAACATTTTCGGAAAGAAACTTTTCCGAATCAAGGCGCTCGTTTCATTTGGAGTTGTAAAAACTGGAGAAACTGGCGGATGGGTAGAAAAAGAAGAAAATGTAAACCAGTCCGGCGATGCATGGGTGTTCGGCAATGCAGAGGTGTTCGGCAATGCAAGGGTGTCCGGCGATGCAGAGGTGTTCGGCAATGCAAGGGTGTCCGGCAATGCAGATTACACAACTATTCATGGATTCGGTACTCAATTCCGCACAACTACATTCTTCAGATGTAAGGACAAACAAGTTAAAGTGTCTTGCGGCTGCTTCTATGGAACAATTCCAGAGTTCCGTGAACAGGTGAAAAATACCAGAGATGGAAAAATCGCAGAAGAATATCTGATGATTGCTGATCTCATGGAGAAACATTTCGCAGAAGAAGCAAAATAACAGAAACATCATAATCTATCGTAGAAAGGAGAGATTCTTATGGCAGTAATTAAAACAATAAAAAATGAATCTGGCGGGGTAATCAGAATACATGATGATTACTGCAAGGACAATACACATGAAGACAATCAAAGGATTGTCGATGAATGTTCGAGAATTATCTTGGACTACTACAGAAGAAAAGCAAATTTGGCATAAGCGCCCCGGAGGGAGCCGACACCTCCACCCCGGAGCAGTAAGCCACTAAACCAACCTTAGTGGATACAGGTAAATTATAATCCTCTATCCGCTAAAAGTCAATATAAGCGATAAGCGAGAGGAAAATAATATGGAAAATAAAAAAAATGCAACAAACAACGAAAAGATTACATGGAACGATTTGGAAACAATGCTAGCTACCGAAATCGTGAAAAAAGCAAAGAGAGAGACTAAGAAGTGGTTCAGTGCATGGCTTTTGACTGCCGCGCTGTTAATCATTACTAATATCTTTTGGTATATTGCTTACAGTCTGTAATCTTTTTTTCTTTTTGGAGGGGAAAGAATGAAATCACCTAGACAGAACAGAAAGGATATTGTAGTCAGTGTGATTATCGGGATCCTGTTTACTTTTCTTCCGGTGTGGATGTGGGAGAAGAGCTTGCAGCAGGTCCTGGCAGGCATTGTATTTGCGCTGTTTACGTATTTAGCACTGCTTTAAGAAAGGAGAACGAAAATGTTTGAAAAAGAAATCAAAGAGCTTTTTGAATTAGCATGGAGAGTTTCAAACGAAACAGATTATTTTGTTTCGTTTTACATCACTTCGCACGTGCATCTTTGCGATATCGACATTATGAATTCAAAGTGGGATCCGAACAGGAAAAAGGATGGAAATTACACAATCTACTTTGATAGTAAACTGCTTAAGAAGGAATCAGCTGAGCAGTGCAAACTTGCAAAAGCACATCTTCTTAGACTCTTAATAGATGGGAGGTGTCCGCTAAATGTTGAATCAGATGGAGTTGAAGCTCCTGCCGACAATGGAACTGATAACAACGGTGAACGAGCTTCTGGGTGAGCTGGACAGGCGGGAAGCGTACATTCTTGATTGGGAGAACCCGGACATGTATCTGAACCACCTCGAATATCACTGTGCCGGCGGAGCATTTTCGAATGGTGAAAAAAATCCGGTGAGAGGGGATGGATCCGACAATGTGTATTGCTTTTTTGAGGCGGTGTAAACATGGAAGAACGCATTAATGAGATTGTTAGATTGATTGACACCCAGCTTGCTATTGTGCCAGATAATCCGATAGAGGAATCATACAAGGCAAGGACATTGGCAAGCTACGTACAAGCCTTAAATGGGCTTTTAACGGCTCAAAAATCATATAAGGAGGAAAGTATCAATGAGTGATTTTGAAATCCGTATTCCGGCGAGAAAGAAACAGCCTGCAACTGATAAGGATAATCCGGTCGTGAAAGTATCAACAGACGCATACAACGCACTGGTTGAGATTTATAACGAATCAACTTTATCTATGAAAGATATCGCAAGTTTGCTGATCGTTGAGGGCAGCAAGTATGTAGTGTATGACAAGGAGGAATAGCAATGGCAACACCAGTATTGATTATTGGAAAATCTGGATCCGGCAAAAGTACTAGTCTTAGAAACTGTCAGAATTCCGATTGGAACCTTATCAGAGTATTAAATAAGCCGCTTCCGTTCAAAGGAAAGATTGACGGATGGTTTACAGATGATTACCAGCAGGTAATGAAATGCCTGATTGCATCAAAAGCGGATTCTATTGTGATTGATGATGCTGGATATCTTATCACCAACCACTTTATGAGAGGACACGCTTCTGCCGGAAAAGGCAATGCAGTATTTTCACTTTACAATGACATTGGTGATTATTTCTGGAATCTTATCCAGTTTATAGTTACGAAAGTACCGCAGGACAAAATTGTATATATGATGATGCATGAAGAAAAGGATGATTCTGGAGATGTGAAGCCGAAAACCATCGGAAAACTACTTGACGAAAAGATTTGTTTGGAAGGTCTTTTTACCATCGTTCTTCGCTGTATTGAAGAAAGCGGAAAACACTTATTTGTCACTCAGTCCAGCCAGGGAGCAGTAAGTAAGTCTCCGATCGGAATGTTTGACAGTTTAACTATTGATAATGATCTCGCAGAAGTAGACAAGATCATTAGAGACTATTACGAATTAGGAAAAGGAGAAAACAATAATGCAGAAACCAAATAGCTATGACACAACACAGGCAGCAGGAGAATTTGAACCAATTAAACTCGGCGGTCACAAGATGGTAATTAAGCAGGTGTCCGAGCGTCAGTCGAAACCAGACAATGAGGGAAAAACTAAAAATATGCTCGTTATTCTGTTTGATTTTGCCGACGGTGACGAACAGGCTGGATATTTTATGAAACAGTTCGAGAATGATATCCGTCCAGACAAGAAATATCCAAATGCCGGTACTAACTATATGGTTATTGATGAGAGTGTAGATTATGGTGTTCGTAATCTCAAAACATTCATTACATGCGTAGAAAAGTCAAATCCGGGATTTGCTGTTAAGTGGGGCGATAACTTCGGGCAGCAGTTCAAAGGTAAGCTGATCGGCGGCATCTTCCGTCTGGAGAAAGACTGGTACGAAAACAAAGAGGTAAAACGTCACAAGTTAGCATGGTTCCGCAGTATTGAAGGAATTAAGGATGCGGACATCCCAGAAGAGCGCACCACAAAAGCCTATGACGATCATCTGAAGGAAGAAGCTATCATGGGAGCGAATCCGGCAGGTACTGACTTTATGAATATTCCAGATAGCGTAGCAGATGATGTCCTTCCGTTCAATTAATATAGAGGTGAGTTAATGGGATATACACATGGAATACCATGGAACGACGATCTTATCAAAGAAAATATCATGATAGTTGTTGAGAAATTGAATTTAGATCATTTTCCAACTCATTCCGAAATGATAGAAGTTTTTGGAAACAAAAGCCTTGCTTGCAAGATTGCAAAGCATAAAGGGACTGTATATTGGGCTGAAAAACTTGGACTGCCTCTTAAATATTCTGATACAACTTTTGGAAACAAATATGAAATAAAAGCAATTTCAGATATTTACGAGAATGTCGGATTGAATAGTGTTCAAACAAGCTCAAGGCATCCTTATGATTTGCTTACTGATAACAGTGTAAAAATAGACGTAAAAGTATCTAAGGAATTTACAAACAATTGTAATTCAAAGGCATTTACATTCAACCTCGAAAAGAAAAATCCGACTTGCGACATCTTCCTTTTATATTGTTTGAATGATGATGAAACATATCGGAAGGTATTAATAATTCCTTCCTGTTCAACCATCGGAAAAACGCAAATAGGAGTAGGAGAGAATAGTAAGTGGAATCGTTACGAAAATCGTTGGGAGATTATAAAACAGTATAGTGAATTCTTTGGAAAATACAAATACAAGAAGGATGTGATCTGATTGGTCATACAATGTGATACACGTGAACATAAAAACGAATGGGAACGGATTCAGAATCAGTTTGACAGCCTTGAAGTACAATATTTCCGATCAAAGTTATACTGCGGAGACTATCAATCTTTGGACAATGCAAAGCTCTGTATTGACCGCAAAAAGGATTTGCAGGAGTTATGCGGAAATGTATGCCAGCAGCATGAAAGATTCAAAGCGGAGCTGATTAGAGCGCGTGAAGCAGGTATACAGTTAATCATCCTATGCGAGCATGGTCCAGATATTAAATCTGTTGGTGATGTGTATTTTTGGGAGAATCCCCGAAAACATAAAGTTATCTGGAGAACTGTAAACGGCAAGAGAGTAAAGACTGTGATATCTGACAAGGCTGTTGACGGCTGCCAGCTATATAAATCTCTTTGCACGATCAGAGATAAATACGGCGTCCGATTTGAATTCTGTACAAAAGAAGAAACTGGGCGACGAATCGTGGAGCTGCTATCATGACAAAAGAAGAAATCAAACAGTCGGTGAAAATGTCGGAGATACTTTCCAGGTATGGACTAAAACCGAACAGAGCAGGATTTATATGTTGCCCTTTTCACAAGGAAAAGTCAGCGTCATGCAAGATTTACGATGATTCCTTTTATTGTTTCGGTTGTGGAATCGGCGGTGATGTGTTTGATTTCGTGATGCAATATGAATCTGTTCCTTTTAGCACTGCATTCATTGAGCTAGGCGGTACTTATGTATCAAAAAAAGGTAAAAGCCGCAACCAGATTAGACATGAAGTGCGAGATATCAAATCAAAAAAATGTAATCCCACTCAGGATCCTAATGAGCTTGAGCAGGTAGAAAAGAACATACTTATGTACGAAACAGCGCTAAAAACCTTCCCTCCTGGTTCAGAAGAGTGGTATATGTGCCAGTTCAACCTTGAAAAAGAAAGAAGCAGATATGAAATATTGTCAGCTAAGGCAGGAGGTGAGAAGCATTCTTGAAAATATTGAAAATTTGCAAGCAAACGATTTTATGCAGAAGCAACTGTATGAAGAACTTTTTTCAATAAAAAGTAAAATCGACCGTTCGGAAGCTAAATTTAAGTTAATGGACAGGGCGAAGAGTGTAAGAGCAAAAAGCATAGCCGAGGAATTCATAAAAGAATTCCAGAAAGCAGAACAGGACAAGGAAAAAGAAGAAAAAGCAAATCGTTCTATGCAGTTAGTTGAAAATATCACAAACTTTTATGAGGATGATATTGGAAAAGAATATCCAAACATGGCTTGTGGCAGCTGGATAGCTACAGAAAACGGAATATTTTCTTCTGAAACATCCAAGGCGAGAGAACTTGTATGCCACCATCCAATCATGCCGATACGTCGATTGAAAAATATTGAGACAGGCGAAGAACAGATCACAGTGGCTTTTAAAAGAGATGGATACTGGACAGAAATAACTGTTCCAAAAATCGACATTGTGACTTCCAGGGCGATAACTAATCTTGCAAGGTTCGGTGTGCAGGTCAACTCGGAGAATGCAAGGCTTCTTGTGAAGTATCTGGCGGACGTTGAAATGTATAATGCCGATATGATCGACATACAGCACTCTACGAGCAAGTTAGGGTGGCATGGCAATGTATTTGCACCTTACGACCTTTCAATCGTCTTTGACGGCGAATACCGCTTTAAAACACTATTTCAGAGTATACAGGAAAGTGGAGACTACTTCAAGTGGGTGACTCTGGCTAAACAGTTACGATCGTGCGGACGATTAGAACCACGAATAGCACTGGCAGCATCTTTTGCAAGTGTGCTTGTACAACCGCTTGATGCATTGCCGTTCATCGTAGACTTCTATGGACAGACAGGCGGCGGCAAGACGGTAACAATCAATATAGCGGCATCGGTTTGGGGGAATCCGGCACCGGGAGCCTACGTTGGGAATTTTCGTTCAACAGATACATCATTGGAGACAAGGGCAGATATGCTCAATAACCTTCCGATGATCCTCGATGACTCTAAGAACGCTTCTCAATATATTCGGGACAACTACGAAACATTGATTTACAATCTCTGTTCCGGTAAAGGGAAAGGAAGATCAAATAAGGACCTCGGAGCAGCTAAGGAGAATACATGGTGTAATGTAACCATTTGTAACGGTGAGAACCCTATTTCGGAATTTGCAGATTCCGGTGGAGCAATCAACAGAATTGTTGAAATTGAGTGTTGCGAGGATATTTACGAGAATCCGGCAGAGATTAACAGCACTGTAATGAAAAATTATGGTTTTGCTGGAAGAGTATTTGTTGGAAATCTTAAAAAATTTACACCGGATGAGTTAAAAGAAATGAAGTCTGAGATTGAAAAGGGCTTTGATGGATATAATTTCCCGGCAAAGCAGGTAATGGCTATATCTACTCTTCTACTAGCGGATAAATTAGCTACAGATTTCATATTTAAGGATGGACGTGAGCTGACAGTCGAGGACGTCGTAGATATTCCTACACGCAAAAAAGATGTATCAGAAGGTCAGAGATGCTATGAATTCATTCTTGAAAGTCTTTCCGTGTACGGGCAACACTTTGATGCACAATTCAGCTGTGATCAATGGGGATTCAAGGAAACTCCAGATGAGTATGGAGACGTATATGTATACTTTTATCCGAAACCTCTTGAAAATCTCCTAAAGAACAACGGATTCTCCAGAAAGGCCTTTTCAGCATGGGCGATTAATCGAGAATTAATTAAGCATACAGGAAAAAGGGATACGGTAATAAAAAGAGATGGGGGAAGCGTAATGAGACTTGTTGCTGTAAAGATTATTGATATAAAAGATCTTGAAGACGAACAGGAAAATGAGCATGTTGAAGCTGATTTTATACCTGCTAATACTGGAACAAGTGTTCCGTTTTCGTGATTTGTAACCATGTAACCATGTAACCCGCGGAAAAGCATGTGTATAGGGAATAAAAAAATATATAAAAAAATCATATACACATTGCAATCTCCTATAGGAAAACATTGGTTACATTGGTTACACGGTTACACAACTCTGAAACCCGCATAAAATAAGGGTTTGCGGTGTAACCAAGGTGGTTGAAAAGTTGGTTACACATTGGTTACAAAAATAAAATGATTACACAAATTAAAAAATAAAATTAAATTGCATGAAAATTCAGATTGTTACAATTGGTTACTAAGGCATAAGGAGTGGTTACAAAAATGGAAAAAGAGAAGCTTAATAAAAAACAGCGGTACGCATTGGACACAATGTTGTCTGGCAGTAATGTTTTCCTTACAGGAGATGCAGGAACAGGCAAGACAACGGTTATTCAGACATTCATTGATGAGGCGGAAAAAGCTGGTAAAAGCGTTCTGGTATCTGCTACTACTGGAATAGCTGCGGACAATATCGGATATGGAGCGACTACCGTGCATCGTGCATTGAATATCTCAATCAAATTTGAGGATTACAAGAAAAAAGTGAAATCCAGAGCTGAACTGTTGAAGGAAGCGGATATTCTTATTATTGACGAGATCAGCATGTGCCGGTTCGACCTGTTTAATATGATTGCGAAGACGATCATTACAGAAAATGAAGAGAGAGCGGTTGATAGACTTTTGAGCGGAGAGGATAAAGAAGACGTTCAACTGATCGTAATTGGGGATTTCTACCAGCTTCCACCAGTCATTACAACAGATGACCGTAAAATTCTCTGCCGGATGTATGGATCTGATTATGGAAAGGGTGGAAAGTACGAACACGGATATGCTTTCATGTCTGAGTACTGGAAAGAAATGGGGTTTGAATATATTAAACTTGATGAAGTATGCAGGCAGAATGATGAGGGATTTAAGTATGTGCTGAATGATATTAAATATGGCAACAATATTAGAAAATCCATTGCATATCTGGAGAATAACGAATCAGACAAGGTTATACCAGAAGCACCGTTTCTGGTCGGAACAAATGCTGAAGCTGATCGGATTAATAATACTTTTCTCGGAAAACTGGATAAAAAGACCGAAAAAGTGTTTCATGCAGCAGTTGACGGAGAATTAACGTCTGCTGATATTAAGAACATTGCATTTGCCAGAGAGGACTTAATTCTTAACATCGGTGCAAAAGTGATGATTACAGTCAATGATCTGTCTGGAAACTACGTCAATGGAACGATTGGCATCATTCAGAAAATTGTGGATAACGGAGAATTTGAAGAATCCTATCTGGTTATCAAGACTGATAAGGGTAAAACAGTTAACTTGTACAGATACAGTAAAGACATTGAGAAACAGGTTATTGAGGAAACTGAACAGGAAAAAGATGGACAGAAGATCGTAAAAGAAAAGATAGTCCGTAAGAAAGCTGGTTCTTTCTCTCAGTTCCCGGTAAAACTTGCCTGGGCGATCAGTATTCATAAATCACAGGGACAGACATTTGAAAAAATCAACATTGATCCTTGCTGTTGGGATCCAGGACAGTTCTATGTAGCTGTTTCCCGGGCGAAATCCGCTAATGGCATACATTTTATCAGACCGATAAAACAGAGCTATATAAAGGCGTTTAGCAAGGATAATGAGCGACTTCTTGAACAGAGTTTTGAGGTAGAAGAAGGTGTATAAGTATGAGAGTGACGCATGAGCAGATACCGAACACCATAAAGTTTTTACAAATCGACTTTCCGGCACTGGTCCTTCAAACTGCCGGAATAGAAGAAAGGGACGAATACTGGCAGCAGGTAATTGAGCAGATACACGTTGTATCAGACAAATATAATAAAAACGGCTTTGTGGATCACATGCTTACAGCCTATGCGGATTATCTGGACAAGATGCATAAGAAAGCTAAAAATCTGAACAAGGAGAAAACCAATGAACAAAATGAAGGAGTATGAGCGAGGGAGAGAGGATGGCCTTGACCTGGCGCTCAGAATTGTTAGAGATGGTGGCGTAGAAGCGCTGGAGAGGGAAATAAAATTCCGGGGCATTACAGGAGTACATACCTCTTTAGCCAGTAAAAACCTGGATAAAGCTGCACAGAAGATCAAAGAAATGACACTTGATACATTTACAATCTTTGAGATTCCGCATTAACGATTACGTGAGGTGTTATTGATGGGAAAATATAATACAGAGTGTAAACACAAAGAGGGGCAGGAGATGTATAAAGCTGTGTATCACTTTATCTTGAAATATTACCGCAAACACCACTACATGCCGTCCACAAGAAATATTGCAGATGGATTAGACATTTCAATGGCTACTGCCAGAAAACACTTTAATTTGCTCTTAGACAACGGATTGCTTGTTAGTGAGGATCCGACAGAGCAGAGGGCGTATAGATTGAGTTATTCAAAGGTAGAGACTGGTGTATAAAGAATTGGTCAGAAGATTTGGAGAGTAAATATTATGGATTTAGAGCAAAAAGCCATTGAGAGAATTCGACTTGCATCTGATCTCTCGTTGAAACATTATGGAAAGCCACTTGTATGCACATATTCTGGAGGAAAAGATTCTGACGTGATGTTAGAACTCTTTCGCAGGGGAGGCATACCATTTGAGGTACACAATAGTCACACCACGGCAGACGCACGATACCAATAGAACATATTGGATATGCCAATGCGATTGCGGAAACATAAAAACCGTAGATGCGCACAGACTTAAAACGGGATACACAAAATCGTGCGGTTGTTTAAGCGTTGATATTGCAAGGCAAAAAGCTACAAGACACGGATTAAGGCATACAAGGATATATAACATCTGGCGCAATATGAAATACAGATGCGAGCACAAAGATCACCCACAATATATTGATTATGGCGGTCGTGGGATTTCTGTTTGCGAAGAATGGCATGATTTTATGATGTTTTATAAATGGGCAACAGAGAATGGGTATCAAGACAATTTAACGATTGATCGCATTGATAATAATAACGGATGAACGATGAAATGGCACTTGTTCAGAACCATATAAGGAGGATTAAACATGGTTGAATATATCGATAAAGACACCAAAGAAATTGGAGATGCCCTGAACACGCTGGTTCAAAAATGTGCAGAAGCAGGGGGTTACGAACTTGAATGCACTATATCTTACGAGGGCGATCTGAAGCTTGATTGTTATTTTACATTCAAAACGCACGAGGAGGATGAGCCATGATCACATTCTTATTAGGATTCACCCTTGGAATCATAGTCGGAGTGGCCGGTCTTGTATGCATAGCGATCATGTACGACAAACACCACCCAGACGATTAGAAAGGAGCAATGGTATGCTGACAAGGAATAAAAAGCTGAAAGACTACGGTATTCCGGCAGAGGACATTGAAAAAATGAATACTATGCTGAAAGACTTTCCGGCAGAGTATGGATACCTGCTTTCCGGTGCCGCCTTGTCAGCTTGCCCGAAGAACACGGTGATAGCGGATATGGTTATTGAGAATATTCTGCACCGGAAAAGTTACAGGAAAATCAGCAAAGAAAGATATATCCCGATGAACCCGAAAGACTTTTATGGATACAGACGCAAGACCGTCGCTGTACTGTATGAGAGGATGCGGTTGTTGGGAGTGTGGGAGGATGAATAAATGAAAGAATATAGATGTCCAAAGTGTAACAGTAAAAACCTTTTTGTCAAGAAAGCCGGGAATAATACAGGATTGTATTGCGGGGATTGCGGTGCATGGATTAAATGGATCGGAAAAAATGAGCTGAGAGCATTTGAATATTTAACTGGACAGAAGCACGTAAACGATGTCAGTAGCAAACAAGACGATATTGCAAACATCATTTATAGCGCTCTCGATCATATGTATTGTGATAATTGCAGATTCAATAGTGAAATTAAAGAAAGCGATAGTGATGAATGGAACTGTGATGAATGCCACAGAAAATTTAATGGATGGGGAGTTTCCATGCAGGAAAGTAATAGAATTGCAAAAGAAATTTTAAAACAGTTAGGAGAATAGAATATGAGCAGACTAATTGATGCGGACGACTTAATTGAATATATTAAAATATGGGATATTGGTATGAGTATTGATTCTGACCAAAAAGAATTTATTAATTGTATTAATAGACAGCCGACAGTTTTTGATGTAGATGAAGTTGCAGAGCAGTTGGAAACAAGAAATGCAAGAGCTGCTGCATTACAGAAAGAAAATATATCAGAGTATTTCGAGGGTGAAGCTGATGCGTTTGAATTTGCAATCAAAATCGTGAAGGAGGGTGGAGTTGAATGAGTAACGTATCAGCCGAAACATTAGAAAAGTTAAGAGAAAACATGGTAGGAAGAAGATACAAGCACTTTAAAGGAAGAATCTACATCGTAAATGATATTGCTGTTCATACAGAATCGGATGAGATTATGGTGATTTACAAGTGTTTTGCAGACCCATTTGTGACATGGTGCAGACCGTTAAGCATGTTTACGAGTGACGTGGACAGAGAGAAATATCCAAATGTAAAGCAGAAGAAAAGATTCGAACCACTTTCTGAGCAGGAGGTGCAGAACGTATGAGAGAAATTCTTTTTAAGGCAAAGCGGAAAGATAACGGAAAATGGATCGAAGGATATTATCAGAAAAGATATGACCTTTTAGGCAACGAAGAACATTTAATCTTCCACGCTGATAGTTATAAAGTGTGGGAATATGCGGAAGTTGATCCAGAAACCCTCTGCCAGTTCACCGGACTGACTGATAAGAGCAATAAGAGAATCTGGGAAAATGACATCGTTAATCATAACGGAGAATATGCCCTGGTAAAATTTGGAATGTATTGTTCAAGCTTTGATTACGGAAGCTATAATTTAGGATTTTATGTTGATTTTCCAGAAGAGACATTTTACCGAAAAGAACTTGGGTATTGGCGCAGAAAGGTTGAAACTTCCGGAAACGTGTTTGACAACCCAGAATTATTACAGGAGGAACACTGATGCAAAGAGAATTTATTTGCGGTGACTGCATGAATTTTCTCCCGGACTTTCCAGATAATTACTTCGATGTGGCAGTTGTAGATCCACCGTATTTCAGCGGCCCAGAAAAGAGAGGATTCTACGGAAGAAAGATAAGTCCAATAGGAGTACAGAGAATATACAAAGTCTCTGAACAATGGAATATACCGAACCAGGAATATTTCGACCAGCTCTTTAGAGTTTCCAAAAATCAAATTGTGTGGGGCTGCAATTATTTTGAATACAGCTTCCCACCAGGAAGAATTGTATGGGATAAGTGCAATGGGAATTCAAGCTTTTCCGATTGTGAGATAGCTGCTTGCAGTTTCCATGACAGTGTAAGACTTTTTAGGTATATGTGGAATGGTATGCTACAGGGAAAGAGTATCGCGCACGGAGAAATAATGCAGGGCAACAAAAAACTGAATGAAAAGCGAATCCACCCAACTCAAAAGCCTGTAAATTTATATCGTTGGATATGTCATAAATATCTGCAGAAAGGAATGAAGATTCTTGATACCCATGTGGGGAGTGCAAGCTCACTGATTGCATATGAGGAATACGGCCTGGAATATGTTGGTTATGAAATCAATAAAGATTATTACGATTCAGCTCAAAAACGGTTGAACGAGTTCAGATCACAATTAACATTATTTGATTTAGGAATGGAGGTGCCGGAATGAGTAAATCAGTATTAGTGATGGAAACACCAGAGAATTGCTATGTTTGCCCGTTCGGAACTGCATACTGTAGCGCTCTTGAATATGAGGGTTTGTGTGAATTAGCTGACTGTTTAGATTGCGATGTAATTCTGATGACAGAAGAACATTATGATTGTGAAAGTAAATCAAGACCAGACTGGTGTCCGCTTATGGATTTGCCAGAAAAAGACAATGGAGATTATCCAGCTAATACGTCTGATGCTGGCTTTGCAGAAGGATGGAACCAGTGTATTGATGAGATTACAGGAGGAATGAGAGATGGCGAATGCAATGAAATGTGATCGATGCGGAAAGTTATATGAATCATACAACACTAAAAAAGATAATAAAAACATCAATGGATTTATTCCAGTGAATTTAGATGTTGATAGAAAGTATTATTCACATGGCGTAACGGACTTATGCCCTGACTGTATGAAAGAATTTCAGAATTGGATGGAAGAGGTGAAGTAGATGAGTAAGAAAGTGAAGTGCTGTGAGTGTGCTTCTTTTTTAGTTTGGGCTTTGCCTGAGCGAGTAGATAAATATAACTACGAATGCGCCAAAAGAGTTTTCAAATTGGCTTCTACTACAGGAGCATGTGGATACAGCATGAAAACCAAACAGATGGCACATGAGCAGTATTGCAAACGATTTGAAAAGAATAAATATTTAGAGCAGGAAAGTGAACCTTTTAAACAGGAAATTTTGAACCTTAAAAATGCGATTTCAGAGTATGAAAAAGAAAATTTTGTGGAAGTAGACGAATCGTGGAAAATTCTATTTATGAGAAGATTTCAAGAGGTGAAGTAGATGGAGAGATTTCTAATTGATGATGGTATTAAACAGTCAAAGATAGTTGCAAATCGTTATAAATGGAGTATCGAGAATGCAGATATGGGTTCAGAAGATGCAAATGAGTTACATGCAGATATATGCAATCAATATGTAAAGGAGTATGAACAGATCGCAGAGTGGCTTGAAGAATTAAAGTCTTACAAAGATATTGGCACTCCAAAAGAATTAAAGGAACTTTATGTGGTTTAAAGGAGGGACGTATCTATGATTGATAGTTTAATAGCATTTACATTTGGAATAATATTCGGATCATTTGGCACTATTTACTTGATTGCACATTTTATCGGCAAGCGTAAATAGCAATAAAAAGGCGGTGATGATATGCGAACCAGGCAAAAGTCACTTGTTGATTTTGGCGTATATCCAGAAGATATTAACCGTTTAAAGGATATATGTCAAAAAGCTACACCAGAGCAGAGACATGATATTTTGCACTGCTGCATAAGCTCTTGCCCTCCAGGGATTGAACTTCTGGTGTATGAATCTATTGTAACAAACAAATCCTATGACCGTATCATGAAGACAAAATACATACCGGCAAAGCGAGATGATTTCTATGCATACAAGCGCAAGGCAATGGCTATGTTTTATGATACTTTAAGAAAACTAAGAGAAATATAATACTACAATTAATATTAAAATGTGGGGACAAATTTTTCTGCCATGTATGGTAATATAGTATATATCTATGACTATGTGCCATATATGGCAGTTTTTGTTTGGAGGTGAGAACGTGGGAATGCCAATGGGAAAACCGCCCATGTATAAAACGGTGGATGAAATTGAAAAAAAAATCGAAAAATATTTTGAGGATTGTAAAGGATATCCTTTGACTGATAGCAAAGGCAAACAAATGTTTAATAAATTCGGGTCTCCCGTTTTTGTAGACGTTCACCCTCCGACCGTTACAGGACTTGCTCTGGCCCTTGGATTTACAAGCAGACAGGCTCTTTTAAACTATCAAGCAAAACCAGAGTTTGTTGACACGATTACGCGCGCGAAAGCCAGAGTGGAACAGTACGCAGAGGAAAGACTATTTGATCGTGACGGTTCAAATGGCGCTCAGTTTAGTCTTAGAAACAACTTCAAGGGTTGGGACGCTGACAAGAAAAATGATGATTTCGGAGACGGAAAGATTACGATTGTGAACAATATTCCAAGACCGGAGAAACAGGATGGAAAGTAACGCTATCAAACTGAATGAGATTGTGGCACCAGCATTTTACAATGTGTTTTGGGATATTTTAGATGGTAAACACACTTACTATGATCTGTACGGCGGGCGTGGATCCACGAAGTCGTCTTTTGTGGGTGTAATGATTCCTTTCCTGATGATGCAGGACGCAGAGAATGATGTGTTCTCGAATGCTGTTATTTTCCGTAAAGTTGGAAACACACTTCGAGAATCCGTTTATGAACAGATAGCATGGGGAATTGACGCGCTCGGAGTCAATGAACTATGGGACACCAGTGTAAGCCCTATGCAGTACACTTATAAGCCTACTGGACAGAAAATCATATTCAGAGGACTGGACAAGGCAAAAAAGACTAAATCTATTAAAGCAAGCAAGGGATATTTCAAGTATCTCTGGTTCGAGGAGCTTGACGAATTTTCGGGAATTGAAGAAATTCGTACAGTGCAGCAGTCAGTCCTTCGAGGCGGCAGTAAGTTTGTTGTATTTAAGACATTCAATCCGCCAATTAGCCGGAGCAACTGGGCGAATGTGTATGTAGAAGAGCCACGAGACGACAGCTACAGACATAAGAGTGATTACAGATCAGTTCCTGTTGAATGGCTTGGTCAACAATTCCTTGATGATGCGGAGCATCTTAAAAAGACAAATCCAAGAGCCTATCAGCATGAATATCTTGGATTGCCTGTCGGACTCGGTACAAATATCTTTGAGTTGTTGGAAATCCGAACGATTCCAGACGAAGAAATTCAAAAATATCAAAGTGTCTATCAGGGGCAAGACTGGGGATGGTACCCGGATCCCAAAGCGTTTATTCGTGTGGCTTATGTGCCTAATCAGGACAAAGTTATCCTGCTGGATGAGCTTGGCGGATGTAAAATTCGAAATACAGCAATGGCTAACCAGATAAAGAAAAAAGGATATGATGATTATTCAATATCTTGCGGAGTTGATGAAGAAGAAAGTATTATTGACTTCCGAGATGCAGGGCTTCCAGCACGTAGGGCTATTGTCACACCGGGAAGCCGCAAATATACTTTTGAGTGGTTACAGTGCCGAACATTAGTCATTGATCCGGCACGAACGCCTAGAGCATACAAGGAAATTATTAATTATGAACATGAAGTAGATAGCAATGGAGAAGTTATCGCAGATTATCCAGATGGTAACGATCACTGGATAGATTCTCTTAGGTATGCGACAAGTCCATTGTCGATGAGAAGGGGGAACAGTGCATAATGTGTAAATTTTGCGATGAATTAGCTTCTTGGAAAGAATGCCATGATAATCCAGAATACAAGAAGAATAAATATATATACGGCTGTATGTTGTACATATACATGAAAGACCGAAAAGGGAGCATTACTTCCAGACCGTTTGACCTTAATTATTGTCCGATGTGTGGAAAAAAGATAGCGACAGGTGACTAAAATGTTAGATAGGTACTTTTCAGATAAAATAAATAAATTCTTAAGCATCGGTTTAAAAATATATGGATCATCTGAC